GGTAGGGGTACTGCCAGGAGTGACCTGCGAGTTCACCGGTAATAAACCGGACGCACTCGTCGGTCAAGCACCTAGCGAGCGGCCGAAGCCGCCAGTTCCCGAACCAACATCATCACACTTAGATGGTGTTCGGTGGTCTCCCATCTGGGTTTATCCCAGCTTTGCCGGATTAGCCGGCACCCAACGGCGTTTTAGTGCAACGACGCCGTGTCGTGCAGAGCGCTTCAGATGAAGCGGGTCGGTGGGCGATACTAGGTTGTTTATCAACCTACTTCGTGACTCCCTTTCCAGGATATGGATTGGGACACGACTTATGTAATCGGGGGGATTTCTCCCCTCGAGCCCACTCAAACACTTCATCAACGCTGCGTGTCCATCCAGTTCATCAGCGCGATAAACTGGCTCCGTCGTCCAACACTTTACTTCGTAGCGTTGGAGCTCTACGTTATACCTCTCTCGAGTTATTTCGTAGGAACGGCAAGTGACACGACCAAGCCCAGGACTGTCTTCAGATACGAAAGGGAGAACCCCTAAGTATCGCTCACACACATTATAAATGTGTGAGCTGGTACGGACATAACCCTTCTTTTGGAAGAGGTTAGCCGTTTCTATCCATGAGACGAGCCGATCGGCTTGCTGCCGGTTCTCAGGTTGAGGCTTACGAACGTAAGTAGGTGTAACCATCTCACCTCCGTAAGCTTCTACACCGCAAGATTCACGGAATTTTCCATTCCAGAAACTCTTGTCGGTATTAACCTTACAGTTGTACTTCTGTAGGTAATCGAGAACCGCAACCGCATGTTTACTGGGAACGACTATGTCGTCTCCGTAAACATAAACGTCACGAGAAACCATACGGACATTCTCGTGCGTTACTGGAAGGTTCTGAATTCTCAGCAGGGCCCCTACACATATAGTGTAGAAGTACATGGCCTCTACTGGAAAACAGAGAGCACTACCCATCGAAGCAAACTTCTTTAGGGGACCTATTATGGTCCCATCGGGAAGTTGTGCGTGCGTCGATCTGCATGCATCAACGGCATCCCTTAAATCGGGATGTACGTCAAACATGCTGAGTGCCAACCGGTATGGAACCCGGTCACTGGCCTCAGATAGGTCGATTGTTGCCAATCGACCATCTCTCGATGCACTAAGTGCGATACCCTGGTTCACCGTTTGGTCACTGAAATTCACGTGGCCTCCGGCTAAAACAGAGTTTTCGATACGCTCATACAGAGCGTGTCGAATGGCCTGTTGAGCATATTGCATGCAAACAGGCTCAATCGCAATTATTCGCGGACCTTTGAGAGTTTTTGGAACTGGAGTCACCTTAACCGGCTTCTCCAATTCTGGGGGTACAACCTCAACTATCCGAGCTTCTTCTGAATCCACAGCGCTAAGCAAATAAGCGTTGAAGAACAGAGGGAAGTAAGGTTCGAGACGGTCGTACCAACGTCGCCAAAAGAATTTCTGGTTTCCAGAAATTCCCTCGGACGTAGCACCGGGTCCGTGCCTGGGCCGAAGCTTATCAAGCTGTATGCCAGATAAGCAACTAGTCCAGAGCACGACAGAAACACTACGAAAAAGATCGTAAAGTTCCTGTGAAACCCTAAACTCATCAAAGGAGTACTCTGTCTGAGCGAAGGACGAGATCGCGGCCGTGACCCTTTCAGGGGCACAGTCGAGTTCCACTTTCTTGAAAGCGAGACATATTTGTCTAACGCCGTCAATAAAAGTGGCAACATTGTGATCAAGAAGTCCATCTTGTTCATACAGCCTCCCAGTCTCCCGGTCGAAAATACGACTGGTCATACCTTGCAAAAACGCAGGGATTGACCCAATCTTCCGGAAACCCCGGAACATTGTTGAGTCGATATACCCTTGAGCTAAGGAGCGATCAAACTCCTTTGCAAAAGAGGGTAAGGTAATCGTAAGGAACGATATACCTTCCTTTTCGACCCGTGACCTGATAGTTTCTAGGTCACGTAAATCGGAGCATTCTGCGGTACACCTGGTGATTGCATCATAATAGATACAATTCACCAGTCTTAGGAAGTCACTTACGTGGCTTTTCAAGGTTCCTCCTTACTGGGGGTTACCTTCCAACCACGCCGTTCACAAATTTCTGTTTACACAGAAATCTCCACTCTACCAAGCACGTACCGCTTCATCTTAACGATGAGACTCGAAAGTCTCAGGGGAGTTCAACTCTCCTGAGAGAACACTTTCGTGACGTTAGCGGTCGTCAGGAACCCTTTTAGGGCCTGGACGAGGTAATCTACCTGAGTTGCCGAAAAGCCCACTTCTGGGCGATCGATCACTAGGTAGACGCCAAGCGTCTCGTAGTCGTTGACAGCAGTCAACGGGTCCGGGACAATGGCGCGTTTATCTACGCGCACCATGTGACGAAGGCGTGAGCCTTTAGTCGGCTGGTGGCTGATCAAGAATGTATAATTCTGATCAGCGGATTTGTAAGTGGCCGAAAGGCCTTCTTGCGAAATCCTGGGTAGAGAAATCGCTACACCGTTCTCGGTGATAGAAGTGGGATCTGTGAACATTGTGGTTAACCTCCATCAGACAAGGGGTTATGTCACGCCGTAATCGATAGGGTCCCGAAGCCTATCGAACCTTTATACGGCGGAACGTTAATCCCTACCGTGAGCTCGAGTTATCCCGAGCGCGGCAAGGATGGAAAGTTGTTTTGGACTAAAATCAGCCCAAGACAAGTTAAAACCGTAAGGATTCGCTGTGACTCTGTGTTTGGTCTCAATCTCTTGATACCAAAAACAGTGTCGATCACCATCAGACATGAACACCGTCGAATCATTTATGATTCGCCGTTTTACATGTTTCATGATGAACGCGTACCTGGTCGTGAGCTGGTCCTCGCCTGCTGCATTGATATTAGCAATAACATCACCAGCATTCGAGACCCAGTCTACCAGCCAGGACCACGGCATGAGGTTCCAAAGGGTCGACGGGTTGACTCGTAAACCATAAAGTTGGGCATAGCGCATAGCCTCGTGGTATTTATCACGATACTTGGCATGGCCCGCCCCGCATTTAACGGAGCCCGAGTCATCCTGTTCGAACAGAGGCACGTAATATCGAAAGACACCCTCGAACCATACACGGTATTTCTCTTCCATGTAATGGTTCGTGATGCCCCAACGATTTACGCCTCCGACGGTCCGGAACTTCAATACGAAACCATTCGGGGATCCCCACACATTTGGTGAGGAACCCGTAGTGGTCTCAATTGGAGATCTAGATTCGCCCTTCTCAACTTCGCGATACCGTTTAATCCACTGACCATTATCACGTACACGCTGACGGATATATTCGTCAGAGTTATTGTACGTGTCGTAAAACTTACGAAGGTCAGAGACAAACGGTGCCCATCCAAATTGCTGATTGAGCCAGCTTTCTGCAATGCGACCGTGCCCCATATGGGGTGCGTTCGGACGCCTTCGAAGGACTTTCCATGTATCATGGAAGTCCTTCATAGACGACTTAAGAAAGTCGACGCCTTCCTGGGCAAATTCTCCCAGAAAGGTAGCGCCTTCAGCTGTTTCAATCTTGGGCCGGGCTTTATTATAGCCCTTCGCGCCGTAGGGATACGCATCTGCAAATTCAAGAGCACCGAAGGTACCAGTTTGGCCAATATTGGCCATATCAGCTGATCCCATTTGGTACTGTCCAAAGGACGAAGGAACAAATCCACCATCGTATTCCCAACGAAGGGTACCCGATGTGTAGACGGTTTTTCCTTGACCTTGCAGATCAAACCAAGGGTTGTTCGACTTAACGTTCAGGAAAAGCCCACCGGTACGCTCAGTGAGAAGTTTTCTCACTCTGTCTCTGTACCTCCTCGCTCGATACGACCGTTTTGATCGTCTCTTGCGTTTTGGTTTAACAGGGGCAGTCCGACTCGCATAAGGAGTCCCGCCGTGACGGTAAAAAGTCACGTCAGGACCAAAAAGCTTAGGCGTCGATCTATCTTTAGGGATAGACGGCCTTTTTGCTTTCTTCTTCTTTTGCGGCGGTTTGCGAAACTTAGAACGTCGCTTCATTGGCTTCGTTCCAAGTTTGGCGTCTTTCCAACCTGGGTGCAATTCATCCCAGGTTCGTTCGACGACCATCCGAGAGTCAGCCGTATAGCTCGCAGGACGCACGGTCTGACCACTAAAAGTGGTCTGCCAAGCGCCATTCTGAAAGTTATACGTCTTCTCTTTGGCTACGATCAAGTCTTTAGACTTTTTCGTCTTTTCTCTGAATCGAACACCCTTCAGTATCGCCATTGTCATGGCTCCTTTCGGTTTTAAAGAACAGTCCGCAGACTGCTCCAGGGCCCCCTGAGG